GAGTTACCACATAGCCCTGTAGGCTGATGTTAGCCAGTTCTGGCATACGTCGTATATCTTGCAAGGCACCTAATCCTGCTTGTGCTTGCTCGATCCCTTGCATAGTATCGTATTGTTCCGTTTTCATAGTGTCCACCATGATTTTACGTACATCAGGGAATTCAGCTTTTACGCGTATTCCGTCTGCAATGTATAGTACGCCTGTATCATCAAATGCCACACGTACGCTGGCTGTATAGTCTGCAGTTTGCCGTACACTGGTTGCAGTATCCCAGTATCGAAACCATGCCAGCCCTGCAGGCGCTCGCTCGATAATGCTAAACCATTGCCGCTTAAATAGCGCGCCTGCCATGTCGACAAATTCGCCTTCTACCTCTTGCCTAAATTGCTCGCTGGTGTACGATTTTTTCAGCGTGTTCAGAAACGATTCAGGCAAAAATACATTGTCTGCCGTTTTGCTGTGTATGATTTCATAATCCGGATCACCTGAATTCCATAATTCATATATCCAATCCCTGCCGCGTGGTGTTGTAGTCACCCAGGCTCGAGCGGGTTCTTCTCGCAATGTTGCAATAGCAATTGTCCAGGTAGCAATAGGTACAAGGGCTGCTTCGTCTACCCATAGCCAGCCCAAATTAGCCCCTCGCAGGCGTTCCGGATTTTCTGCCGACCGTAACAGTATGATTCGATTTCCGTGCAGCCTAATCGTTCCTGTGCTGATGTTTTCTTGCACAAGTATTTTTGCCTTGCGTGCAATGTCGAGTAGCATTTTTCGCGCGCCATCTCGTAACATTGCATTGGTTGGCGCAATAATCATGCCTGTGCTATTGGCAGGCTGCCGCAACACCTCTACAACACCTGCCCTGGTTTTGCCGCTACCGCGTCCACCAATGAACGCGCGAAATCTGGCATTACTCCGGAAAAATGCGAGTTGTGGCGCTGTTGATTCTGTCTGCTTCAATAACCTCACTGGGTTTGAATTCTGCAAGTTGTCGTACAGGTTCGTTGCCTATCTCTACAATAAAATCATCAGCCACCTGGTTTGCAGGCGCTTCGTATTTCTCGCGGTATTTTTCAGGCTTTAACCCCTTGAGTAAAAACATAGCAAGCAGATCAGATGTTCGCGCGCGTTCTGATACGTTCATCTCGAGGCGCTCGGCTGCTTCCTCTATTGCATCGTGCCACAGCTCCCGAACGTCTGGGCGCTCGTTGTACGCCTTGCGTGCTGTCTTTCTGTTGATGCCTACATACTCGGCAGCTGCTGTTACATTGCCCCACAAACTGAGATGCTTTACAAACACAGGTAGCCAGGCTTCAACATCTAAATTCGTCGTGCGTGCCTCGCGCCCGTCGCTGTATTTCAGCACTATTGTTTCAGGTCTTACATACGCGCGGCTGGCTTGCTTGTTGGTTGGTTTCATGCTCTCAATTTTAAGAGGTCTGCCGCGCTTCCTCGGCTGCTGCATTGGTAGCTCTGGCTTGCGCTTTGGTCTGCCTGGCTTGCGCTTGGCTTTTCCAATCAACGGCAATATTTCGTCATCACTCATTTTGTTACTCGATTCGATCGCTGGTAATAATTCGCAGTGCTGCATTAGCCAGCGCGTTTATCATTAGCAACGGCTCGGCATACTTGCCCCAATACTCATTTCCTGCCAGAATCATAGTCATTGTTGCAACAGCAATAATGATATTGAGCCAGATAGTCTTTGATTTGTACCAGGGTTTGGTATTGGTCTGTGTTGTCATTGTGAAACCATCCTATTCACGATCCACATAATAATACTAATAAGACTTGCAATGGCTGCAACGCCTCCCCAAATTTTGCTAATCGATTGCTCGAGCTCTGATAACTTGCCTGCTAGCTCTTTTACCTCGGCTCTCATTTCAATTTCATTAGCCTTAATTGCCGTTTCATTGGCTCGGCTTAGGCGTAGCAAGTTATCAATTTTTTCTTCGAGCCGTGCTAACTTTACCTCAATTGTATCTGTCACTCGTTTACCGCGCTTCCGACCAAACGCCAAAAATCAGCCCAGGGGAAATTATGCGGATCGTATTTACCGCGCGTGTCTATGCCTGCATGGCTTGTTACCATTTGAATGCCTGGGTATTTCTTTAGCCAGGTTGCCACAATGCCTGCTACGCTTGCGACTTGCTCGGCAGGGAATAGATCAGGTTTGGTTTTGCTTCCTGTGTTGCTGATTTCGATGCCGAGGCTGGCAGCGTTTGGTGCACCGAGGCTGCCTACTTTGCTATAGCCTACATGATATGCAATCACGTCATCAGGCACCATACGTGTACGCGCGCCTGTTTTGGATACGTAGTAATGAATGCTTACCCCTGCTGCATTGTTTTGCAGGTAGGCAATTTCGTTTGCATCGTTACCGCTGCCGCCTGTGTGGTGCAACACAATAACGGTAGGCGCGTTTGTACGCTTGCCGCCTGTGTTTGCGGCTGGCACGATTTGTTCTGAGTATGTCATACAGCCCCCTGGTAACGCTCGATCTGCTCGGCAATTACCGCGCCTGATTTTGTATTTACCATGAAATACAATTTACCCTGCAACAGGGTTAAATTACCGTGGCAGCCGTCTTTGAATCGCAACATTTCCCATGTTGCCGTTATGCTTTTACGATACCAAACATGTATACCAAATTGTCCAGCTGGTACATTGGCATTACTCATGCTGGTTGCAAACCATTGCCCAGCCTTATCTACAAATACGTATGTTGGTGTTGCCATGTACGTGCCGCCTGGTATGCCCAGGTCAAACGCTTTTGGTAATGGTGTTGGTGCCGTTGGTGCCTTTGGCGCTGCAAGCTTATCAGTATCCATTGTGTACCTCATTCATATTGCTACGCTCGAGTATAGCAAATCACGTTGCAAGTAGCGCAATAACTTGCTGCAAATCGTGCTGTATGTTGGCTATTCGTACGTTAATGTTTGCAAGCCAGCTGGCATAGAATTTAGTTTGCCTGCTTGGCTCGGCTGTTTGCATTTCAGCCTGCAATTTGGTTGCCTTGGCTGTCCAAAATTGCAACTCGTAATCTAATTTACCATGCTCAAATAGTAGCTGCTCGCGTTTTGTGGCAGGCAAAATAGTTTTAGCTTTTTGCTTTACTGCCATACTGCTACCCCTTCGCTGTCTACCTCGAGCCACTGGTTCCAACATGCCTGGCTAGCCTTCCAATGCTGCCAGCCCTTGCCGTTAGCCCACAGCTGCCGAAATGCTGCATACTGGTTGGCAGGTGTATCAAACTCGGCATGATCGCGCCCTGTCAACAGCATATAGGTGCCGTCATTAAACTGCCACAATCCACCATCATTCGTTTTGGATCGTGCCGTTAGCGAGTAGGTGCCATAGGTTAAACCATCGCCTGATTCGCAAGCCACTATAGCGGCTGCTTCGCGCGTTACGGTAAACGGCTGCATATGGCATTCATTGCCAAAACATTGCAGGTACCAAAATAGTATTACTGTGTTCATTGCGTTACACCTTTACATACAAACCGATTGCATAATACGCAATCAGTGCCAGAAATGCCAACAGTACTGCATAACAAACCAGGTATAGCACCACTATAACGGCTCTCATACGTCGTTATCTGCATAGTCTGGGATTGTTAGCCCTTTAGCCCAGCTGGGTTGATTCTCTCGCAGGTATCGCAGGTTATAGAGTAGCTCGCTGTATGGTTGCCGTGTGATTCGCGCAAAATCTACACACATTTGTAACCAGGTATCAAACTCGATTGCTTGCCGCTTGCCCTTGTACTCGAGCTCGAGTTTTTTATCTACGTACATCATGCACACAAAACGCAATGTATACCGGCTCTGTATGGTACGTTTTGCATAGAGTATGACGCTGTGTGGCTGGTTGGCTGTCGCTACAATCTCGAGCCATTCGGATTGCTTCGCCCAGCGTCTTTCTACCAATAGTCCTAAATCTGCATATGTATCTTGCTTAACCCAGCTACCTGCCATGCTATACCTCATCTTTCTTGTATGGCTCGCGCTGCTTAAACTGTATACCGCGAGTTTTGAGATAGTGCCTACATTTATCTCTTGAATAGCCCAGTATTTGCGCAATTTCAATAATAGTTTTCTCGGCATACCATTCAGGCAGGTACGGGAAATGTGCATTATTGATATCTGCCAGGCTAACCGTTTTAAATCTGAATCCCTTGCGCAATGCTGTCTGATGCATTGTGCTATACGATACGCCTAACTTGGCTGCCGCTTCCTGGCAGGTTTTTGACAAATACCATTCAGCATCAACAGGGTATTTTGCTACACGTGTGAGGCTTTTACCTGTATCGATGCTTCTACCATTGCCGTTGCGCATGTTAATTTGTGGCTTGTATGTGTATCCATTGCGCCTTAGGTATGTATACGTGTAATCCATACTTACACCCATTTCAACGGCAATCTGTGGCACTGTGCGCTGCTTGTAGTATTCTCGATCTGTCGACCAGGGTATAACGCGCCTGTTGTATACCCTGTTGGTTTTTTCTTCTACGTGTTCTGATTTTGGTGCCAATGTGTACGAGTGTGTTTTATACACAAATGGTTTATACCCCTTGTGCGTGTTTGGTAGTATTGGCTTATCAGGCATTGGTACAAACGCTTTGCGCTCGCGCTCGGCTTCCGCTGCTGCCTGGGCTGCCAACAGCCGCGCGCTGATTCGCTGGTAATCTCGCATTGCCGACAGCGTCAACGGCTGCGCACCATTGCTGCTTAAGCCGTCTACCTCTTGCATATGATAGCTAATATCAGAATCAGGTACATGCAGCAATGCAGCCTTTAGCCATGGCTCGTAATCGCATTGCAGGGTAGCTATGACAACATCGGTATAGCGCAGGTCATCACGTTGCGTGAGTTGCTCGCGCTTGCTCTCGAGTAGCATTACATACCCTCCCTGTGTATCGCTGGTCTGTTGTTTACGAATTGTTCACCGAGTGCAATAGCGCCCTCAACTGTCTGGGCATACATCGAGCGTGTACGCTTGGTTTGATTGCAAAATACATTGCACTCCCATTGCCCAGACAGCTTTACGGTAATCGTCAGCACCCATGTACGATTAAATGTTGCATGTATCGCCTGCAATGCCATGCCGTGCCGCTCCCATTTCATACCGTGCCAGCCTCTCTACCGTCGCAATACTCTACCGCTGCAGCCAACGCCTGGGCTGCCGTGGTTTGCTCTCCTATGTGTGCTTTACTGTTGCGTGCTGATACCTCAATACGCCAAAATCCAAAACATTTATACAAGATAATTTCATACTGCATATAGCTGTAGTATTGCGTGCTGCTTGTGATCAGCGTGCGCACTGGCTTTTGTTTCATTTGGCAGCCTCTTTGCTTCCTGTGTTGTGTAATTGCGTTGACAGGTACACCATACGCGTTACCTGTGTATGCAGCGTGCCAACATCGTCGTGCAGGCTATTGCGCCTGTCTGTGCGCATGTCATCAATCTGCAATTGTGCATCGTGGGCAATGCTTGCCAATAGCTCGGTAACGCCTGCCATAATGCCCAGCATTTCCAACAGTGCCGCCCTTGCTGGCATGCTTAGCTGTGCTTGCTTTAACAACATCATCAGCAATGCATTGTTTGGCGTGCTTGCTTCCGTACGCTTGGCTAATTCTGTATTGATACGTTTCATAGCAATCCGTTTTATATCTTCGTTCATTGCATTGCCTCGTATGATCCTGATTGTATTGCTTCCTCTGCCCAGCTCACTGCTGCCTCGTGCTGATTGTTCGCGAGCCTGTCGCTCGTTTCGTCTACCCATTCAACACTGCAATTTATACCTGTTTCGATTGGCTGCCCTGGGTTATTGCTATCGAATACCATCGTTTCATAGTATCGATGCCCAGTAATGCCAAACCCTAACGGCACGTATATGCACTGTACTGTCTTGTTTGGCATATCCTGCCGCATTCTGCCTGCCGTGCTTATGATCAGCTCGGCAGTGCCATACACCACACGTGTACGCCTGCGATACAACACGGCAAACGGCTCTGCCTCATCGATGCTCACTGGCTCGCGGTATATTTGCACCCAGCCAGCGCCCGTGCTCTTCTTGCGTAGCTCTGCATTGTTACTCATTGCCCTGCCTCTTCTGTTTTTGGTAGCTCTAATTGCATCGTTGCAGCCACTAACTCACGCATTTCACTGTGCAACATGGCTGCCATTTGCTGCAATGCTTGCCGTTGCACATTGTCTGGGTATAGCTCGTACACTGCTGCCATCCCTTGCAATGCCTCGAGCCTTCGCGCAATCTGCCTGCATTGCATGTGCATGATTTTCAGATTCACCACAGGCACTGCCGCTGCCTTCTTACGTGGTTTTTCTTTTTGTTGTGCCCTGTTTCGCATTAATTCACCCTTGAGCTTGAAAATTTCAATCAGGCTCTGTTGCTTTGCCGTCAGATCATCGTAATTCGCTGCCCATTTCTCGCTGTCACTCATTGCCATACCTCCCTTGCAATATGGTAAGTGCCAGGCATTTACCTGGCACTGATTCCCTTCCCTGGTGCCGCTTTATTTGTATTCGGCTGCCGAATTAATGCTCATTGCCTTAAATTTCTCGAATTGCGTTACTGCCTCGGCATAATCATTAAAATACTCATGTGTGTTACCCCATGCATGATCCCAATCCACTACCCAAACACCCACGGTTACAGAAAATTCCTTCAGTTTTGTTTGCCAGATTTTACCGTATTTCTGTGTTGTGAATTCGGCAATGCACTTCGTTGTTTCGAGGTTAGACCAGCCCATTTCTGCCAGGGTTTGCGCTTCGTTTGCAATGCTCATGTTCGTTGCCTCTCGTTATCTGCGTTACATTTCCTAACCATCTGCAGTATAGAGCATGTAATACAATCTGTCAATACATATTACAGGCAATTTAGCTGCAGTATTGATCTGGTACATATTCGCGCGCGTATCCGTCTACCTGCTGTGCTTGGATTACTCGCTCTATGTGTGCTTGCACTCGCTGCCTGCGTTTCGGCTGCTGTGCTTGCCACTATGCATACATCGTGCCTGCTGTGCAAATCGTTATACACCAATGCTGTGTACCGCTTGGCACTCACTCGGCTGCCCAGTGCATGCCAAAACCCCAAATAGTGCCGTGTGATCAGCCTGTATGCCGTTCTTTGCTGTGATGTTGTCCAGGTATGCACTAACCCAGCCACTACACTGCTGCTGCATTGCTTGCCGTATTGCCGCGCCATGCTTGCACCTCGCTGCTTCGCACTGATT